CGCATCAAATACCCAGCTCCGCCGCCCTCACTAACAGGCCGGCAGAGAGGCGCATTGGTAGGGTCCACCAGCAACCTGGCGTATGCTTTGGCAGTCGCATCCCCCCCGCGAACGGTGGGCTTTGACGGCCCCACACGGACCGGAGCCTGCTATTTCCCCTTTGGTTTCTTGTTGGTAGAACGCTTCTTGCTCTTAGCCATCTGATACTATCTCCTGGCTACTTATTGATGTCAATATGGCAGGCTCTCAACGAACTTACCCAATGGGTCCTCTGTGATGCCAGCGTCCAAGGAAAGGGATCCAAATCTCTCCTCTACCGCCACCTGGCTTTTAGGACAAACCCCGAACGCGCGCCAGAAGGAGACTCGCGCCGTGGAAGTGACTTCCTATCTTTTTGTTCCACCTAATTGGATCATCTGGTAGAAACCAGAATCGGCCATGTATCCAACATATTCCTTACCTCCCTCCCCCAGCCGTTCCAAGCACTCATAAAATGCTTGGTAAATGGGCACTCCGCTAGTTACAGACTGCCCACCCTGACCAATCGAGTGCAACCAAGAGCGAAAAGCAGTAGGCTCAAGGCAAACGAGGTCCTTTGCTATTGAGGAAGGGTAGGATCTAACCATTGTAAAATCACGAGCGGATAGTTGGATAGGATGCATTTGGCAAAATTCGATTTCTTCTAAGGTGTAAACAGGGTCTTCCACAACCATGTCGAACCCCATCTCGGAAAACCACTGAGGCAAACCGCAAAGGGATCTAAGGTGCTTGGACTCCATGAAGATTACTACGTCATCTCCATTGTTTACAAAGTCATATGGCACGCAGGTCGATTCCATGAACGCTATCACTAGACTACACATTAATAAGCAATTGCCTAGAGCAGTGTTCATATCTCCCTACATGCGCTAACCTATCTTAGAGTACTTAATACACCCGTCCTTACAACGCGCGAACCCAACATTATAGATCTGCCACTTCAATGCGGCAGCTAATTCGTCGGATTCAAAAAGCTTGTTGTAGATGGAGTGTTCCCATTCGAGAGCCTGCTTGCTCACGTGCTGATCGAAACGACTTGCGTCAATCCCAACAGCGACTGGGTGGTTGAACTTATGCCATTTCCTCGCTAATAATCGGCCTGTCTGGTCGATAGTGAGTCCCTTTGTCACCACAGTTGACCCATGCATCTTCGCCAGGGCCCTGTAAAGGGTATGCTCAAGTGGTTTTAGATACCTGCCGACTATGACGTTATAGCGCGGCAGTCTGGGCTGTATCACCCTAGGAGCAGGGTCCGGTTTCTTAGAGAAGTTAACCTTCTCGGCCTTCAGAAAGGTCTACAAATATCCATCCTTCCTTGTGAGAGGCTTCTCCTGTAGAGAGTCAACCGCATTTTGGTAAATGGTCCGTTTCCTGCCACAGTACAACGTCGGAAAATCTTCCTTCGGACATGGTGGTGAAAATGGTACGTACCGCATGAGTCTACGGCTGATCTTGCCAAGTCGGGTATGGTATATTCCAAGCTCCGGGACTGCGACAGGGACGAGTGTACCGTGCTGCTCTACGTGAAACACTCTTTCCACTAAACCCCGTCGGAGATTTGCTAAATTGTTGTTGTGTACACCGAATCGAATGTTGGGTCCCAAGCCACTCACTTGACCGAACACTCTGTATAATCTCTACCTGCCTGGAACGTTAAGTTCCACACCACCGGGGACCACACCTCGACGAATCTAAGTGGTAGTCCCGTGGACAAGAACCAAGCGGCATTAATTTGCCTTAGGAGCTAGACTGAATGCTTTCCCCTTATTCCAGGGGAACCAAACAGGTAGCAAAGGCAGCCTCTTATAATATTTGGTTCTATTGAGGTAGTTGGCTTCATTGGTGTAGGCAAACGTCGCCTGCTCCTCAGCCACTTCCCTTTCATACGTGGTGGGCAACCAATAGTAGTGGAGGCCCCAGGTAAGGATGTCATTCAAGTGATGGTAAGGAAAGTGTCTAGCCTTGGCTTCCCTCAGCATAAACGCCCTAACCACACTCTCATTCACAACAGAGGGTTTTAAGGGACCAAACTCAGCTTTAGCCAGGTGGGCTAGAGCCCGAGAAGCCCGTTGCGTCACCCGGCGCCGCCGAATTCTGCCGCGTTCGGCACTTTCGTCGGGTATGACCAGTAGCAGCTCCGCAATCACGTCGGAAGGGACCTTTTCTGGAACAAGCGGGTTACGCTGTTCTGGATCGTGAAGCGGGTTGTGTCTCTCTTCTATGGACTCGACTTCAACCACTCTAGACCGCAAGATTGTCTCCCAGCTAAAGAAGTCGTCGTCTAATCCAGACACTATCTGGTCGTCTATCTATCTACACTAACTGCATGCATAGGAGCTGCCCCCAACGGCAAACACTCCTAGCACCATTGCACCTAACTCCAAGAAGACCATTGGATGTTAGGTTAACAAACACGAGGGTGTGTTTTCAAGCACACCCAAGGGGTAAGAATGATAGTGAGG